AGGATCTTGTTCTCCTTGGCACAGCGGGCGGCAATCGACCCGAGGCAGCGATTGAAAAGGGCGAGGATGCCCCCCGAAAAGGAGGCATCCTGCACAATTCCCTCAACGCGGATTTTTAACGCGCCGGCTGTCATTTTAGTCTCTCGGAGTGCAAGAGTCGTCAAGCCGCAGGGTCACGTCGAACCCGGAGACGGTGGTCTGTTCACCGCCAGTGACAATCCCGATGGGAATGGCCGGGGTGACAAGGGTCTTGCGGGTTGCAAGGGTGGGGGACATGACAATGGCAACCGTGGTGCCGGCCGCCGAGTTGTCCGGGAAGGTCGCAGTGCCAAGAACGGTCGAACCGCTCTGCACGTTGACGGTGCTGATTTCGTCCAGGGTGACGCCGTTGCAGGTGACACAGCCACCAATGACGGTATTGTCCTCCAGAACGGGGATATAGACGGTGGCGGCGGAAGCACTGGCCGGAACCGATTTCGTAACTTTCTGCATGAGGTTTCTCCTACGCTCCCCCCGAAGGGGGAGACGTTACGGGGTTACTTAGGACGCGGAGACCGCGGTGAAGCGGGCATGGGCGCGGCGGTCGCTGTTGGTCAACTGACCGGACCAGCGAATATCCGCAACCATGCTGTCCGGCTGGAGACGATCGGCCCGCCACTCGGGTTTGGTGAAGTTGTAATCCTCATGCGAGACGAACCGGAGCTTGCGGGTGTTGAGGGCATCAACACGCGAAGCGGTCTGCGCGAGGTCGGCAACGACCGGGGCGGAGTCAAAGAGGATGTTCGAGAAACCAGCGTCGACCATCTTCTTGTCGCTGTAGCGGACAAGGGTCTGGAGGGACGCCTCGAAAGCATCACGGAGGAGTTGGGTGGTGAGGTAGAGATTGGGCATCCCCTCAGCATTGGTGTCGGTGGTGGCGAGACGCCGGATCTTCTGGAACCCGGAGAAGTTGCCGACCACGGCGTCGGTGTCGACCTTGGCGGCCCACGGTGCGTACTGGTTGGCGGTGATCCCGCCGTAAGCGACCGCGGCGTTGGTGTTGAAGAGAGCGGCGAGGCCGTTGAAGCCCTGTACCCCATCAACAATGTCGTCAAGGTAAATGCCCGCGGCCATTTTCTCCTTGAGAGTCTTGTTGATGTTCTCCAGCTTGCCCTTGACCAGCTTAACAATGGCCGACTCGCCGTTGTTCTTGCGCTGATCGTCCAGGTCGATACTGTTGGAGGCGTAGTAAGCGCCCCAGGGGTATTTCGCCATGTTGTAGATCTCTTTGCGGGTCGCAGAGATCACGGTGGACGGACCGTAGACGCCAGAGTTGCCGGCGCCGACTTCAAGGGGCTGGTCCAGGGTCAAGCCGCCGTTGACGGTTTCCTGAGTTTTCATCAGGAGGAAGAGCAACGGGTGGGACTTGAAGTAAATGTCTTCCGCCTGACCAAGGATGTACGCCTTGGTCATGGCATTGAGCTCGTCCAGTGTAAAAGCCATGACGGCCTCCTTTGCTTACGCGCCGTTTTGACCTCGATGCTGTTTGAGCGCATTGGTCATTGCGTCGGTAGCCTGTTGACTTGATTGGAAGGGTTGGGCTCCTCCGGGGCGGGGTGAGGCTCCGGGCTTGCCAAGTACCTTGGATGCGTTGTCAGCGCCGGCAACCACTTTGCCGCGCTTCTCCAGAGCTGCTGCCAACTCTGTCTGGTGTTGCTGGTCCTTCTTGTAGACCTTGAAGGCTGTATAGGTGTCAGCCAAAGGGTCCTCGTCCAGATACGGCTGGAGTGCGCCGCTTGCGACGATCTCATGGTAATCCGGGTTGTCGGCCAGAAACTTCTGCTGAACGGATTGGACACGTTCCTGCTTGCCTCTGGTCTCAATCTCCGAGAGCGCCGACTGTTTGCCCAGGTCAGCACTTAACCGGGCAATCTCGCGGTTCCCTTCCCGGAGCGACAGCTCCCCGTTTTCCATCTTGTCGCTGATTGCGTCGATCTGGTCCTCAATGCTGGGACCCTTCGGAGTGAGTTCTTGGATCTTCCCCTCATACTCCGCGATTTTCTGGCGCGAACTGGCGACTTCGCCGCTGTGCTTCCCGATAAGTTTCTGCGCGTTGGCTAACTGCTCCTTGAGCGTGGTCACTTCATCGGGACCTTTTGCCGCATCGTCTTCTGCGGCGGCTGCCCCTGCTTCGTCCTGGCTACCCGTATCAAGGACGGACCGGCTTCCACTGGGCAATTTGTCTTCGTTCTCTAAAGCCATGATGCTTCTCCTTGCGGACCCCTTGAGGCTCCCCGCTCTCGTTGATGGTGCTTAAAATTCCCGGTGCGCTGAGGTCTCTATGACTCCCCGCTTCTCTAGGTAATTGCGGTACTCGGTGCGTGATTCGATGGGCTTCTCGCCTGAGTTTTGGAGGCAGCCCCTTGCTTCGGCGTTGAACCAGCTCGGGAGTTCGTCCCCTTGCACTCCGCCGACGGTGAAGATCTGCCGGCTCTCGGCGGCGCATTTCGGGCACATGGCCGTGGCCGGTTTGTCTGCCAATTTGAAAAACGCTTCAAAGCGTCCGTGCTGGTCACACTCCCATTCGTAAAGCGGCATATCAATGACTCCAGAACGAGGCAATCGTCATGGCGACGACGAAGCAGAATAGGATAATCTCGGCTCCCAACAGCACGGCAATGGTCTGCCATTGGAAATAGAGCCGGCGCCGTTTCATTACACGTTACTCAACGCAACCGAACCGGTGTTGTTGAGGATGATCCACCGGGTCGAGGACAAGGCGAACAGAGCCAACGTGTCGGCGGCGGCGTTAAAGGTCGCGGTGTTGTTGGTGCCGTCGAAGGTCCCGGCCGTGGTCAGGGTGTGCCCTACATCCCCGGCGTTGGCCTGCGTCACGATCAGCAGTTGCCCGGGTGTCGGGATAATGCTGGCTTCGATCTTGACGGTGGCGTGATTGAGTTGGACGAATGAGCCCGAAGGCAAGAAGCCCGTCGCCGTCTGGACCTTGGGAGGGAGGACAATACCGTCCGGGTTGATAACCTTGCCGGTCATCAGGGCGGCGGCACCAGCGGCGGCAACATGCGCCTTAACGGCCTTCTGTGAAGCAAGGGCAAAGTCGCTATCTGCGGCCATGGTTGCATCGGTATCAACTGGGAGACTGTTGCGGTCTCCGCCTACGGTCACGACTCTGTTTGCCATGTCTCTTCTCCTTCTATGCTCCGGGCGTTATCGGCGCGGGGGCTTCGGGTGCGGGTGTGGTGGATGTTGCGGGCGCCGTGTCTCCGGGGCCTCCCTGTGGCTGTCTTGCCAGAGCAATCAGGGCTTGCACCTGTTCCGGGGGGACGCCAGCCGCGACAAAGATCTGTGCCGCCTGCTCAATCTGCCCGCCAGCTTCGGCCATGCGCTCGACAATCTGCCGCCAGCCGGGGAACTGGAGGGTTTCCAGTAGAGCTCTTGTGTCAATCCGGTTCATCTTGGCGAGATCAAGGGCCAGCTCTTTGACTTGCAGCGAGGTTTGCGGAACGGTCGAGCCCGATTCCACGACATAGCTGAACTTGCGGCCCAGCAGGTCAATACCGACGATCTTGGCAATGGAGTCGTCGTCAACCTTGATTGTCTCGGAGGTGAAGCCGAAGTTTTGCAGGAAGGAGATCGATGCTCTCCCCCTCTGGCGGATTAGGAAGTCGACGGAGCGGATCTTGTGGCGCATCAAGACTTGATTGCGTTCTTGCAGGGCGACAATGGCGGAGGCTGCGACAATCCGGTTGGGGGTGTCGCCTCGATCGGCGTCCTCAATCTGGTACACCCGGTCAAACTGGGTGAGTAGGAGCTGATAGAGCCGCATGGTGTCGGCCGGCAGGCTCGGGGTTTCGAGATACTTGATCCCGGCGCCCAAGGCTCCGGTCGTCGGCTGGAGAATCAGGCCGGGGTTGTTGTTGATCATCTGCGGGGTGACGCCGCAATCCTTGGGAAGAATCAGCGTTGGGAGGAGCATCCGGCCCAGGTACTTGTGCATCCGGCTCAGGATCTCCCCGATCTGTTCGGCCAGCACTCCCACCTGTTCAGCGGCACCGAATCCCCAGAATGACGAGGGGTCACGGTAACTGTTGGCGTACCAGAACGGCAGATGATCAAACAGGTAGGTATTCTCCACTCCTTCGCGGGTCTCTTCGTCGTTCCAGAGGGCCAGATTGATGTTGGGGTTGGCAACGTCGACCAGGACCGTGCCTTCCGAGGTGACGGTGATCATGCGAATCCCGCCCGGGTAGAGGTAATTCGGCGGGGCGTTCGGGTCACGCTCGGGGAAGATCGGGGCTCCGGTCTCGTCAAGCATCGGCTCCCCGGTGGTTGGGTCAAGAACCGGAGAGGCCGGGACTTCGGTGTAATCCCGTAGCCACATTTCCACGACCAGGGCGTCGTCGTCGTCGCTCTGGACTTCCTTGAACTGTGAGGTAGCGATAGAGAGAGACCCGGACGGAATAGCTCCTTGCGGGAGGTTGTGCATCATCGGGCGGTTGGTTTCCCGCTCCTCCCCGAGACTACTGGACGGATCGGCGGAGATTGTTTCTACCCCAAAGCGGGCGCGCAGGGTGGCAACGGATTCTTTATAGGCGTGATAGCAGTAAGGCGGGCCGCTGCCCAGGTCTTCCCAGTTCCCCGGAGCACAACCAAAGGCGAAGGGATCGAGGATAACCACGTCGCCCTTCTTCTTCTTCGCGTCGTAAACGCCTTTTTCGGTGGTGATCCCGTAGATCTCCTGATTAAGGGTTGAATCGACCAGG